TTATCTAGTTTCAAATGTTGTTCCTGTTTCCTTGCCAACATAAATCCAACCTTCTCCTGCTTGCGTGGACTTGATCTTAACCACGTTCGCAATATCAGGATGGTTTCCAAGCACTTCATATTCTAGTCCACCAAACTTATGAGGGTTAAGCTCTAATTTAATATTAGAAGCAGGAGAGCGTCTCGGTGGCTTATTTAGATGATACAAAGCCCATGAAGTATTGTTTACTCTTCCTGATCGTGCAGGCAGCTTTACGAAACGCTTTTTAGGCAATGGTTTCGCTGGAGAAGTTTGATTGCTTGAGAATGTTGCTCCGGTGCCAGGTCCCACAAAAATATTACCCTTGCCAAATTGTGAAGTTTGAATCGTAACAACATTTGCCTGCGGACGACCGATAACTGTATAAGATAATCCTCCAAATTTAGCAGGGTTAAGGAAAGCCACTTCATTCCCTTTAACAGGAGCCTTGTTTGTTGGGTAAAGTCTCCATGATGAAGCAGCTGCAGGTAAATGCACAACTTCCTGACCAACTGCGGGCGGTGTTTTATCGACAATCGGCTGTACTGTTTGAGCCGGTTTAATCGGTACAACTTTTCCTCCTTCTTCGAATGGAATGCCGTACCAAGCGCATGTTACTTTAGCAGCAACTTTTCCGCATCGTCTTCGATAATCATCCGACATTAACAGCTTTAGTGCTTCAGGATTGGTCATGAACTCCCATTCAACCAATACTGCCGGATAATCCGGTACTCGTGTCATATGGAAGTTTGTCCAAGAGCCCGGCATAGAAGCAAAGAGCCCGGTACCCCAAATTGGCAGATCCGGGAACTCTCTCTTATATTCAGCCAGATACATCTCTGCAAGCTTCTTAGATTGCGGATTGTTGTACCAATAGAAAACGCCAAACCCTCGAACAGTCGGATTCCCATTTGCATTAGCGTGGTGGGATGCCCCGATTGCTTCTTTAGCTGCTTTATATGCAGCGTTATAAATATTCGTTCTTGTAACAAGTGGAACATCTGGAGCAGTAGATGATTGAGCTTCTACACTCTTAATTTTATTTCCAAGGATTTGTGCAGCGTGATTAACTACAGCATTATTAAATGAAAACTCTGCCATTTGAGGCACACCTTTACTAGGTGGGTACGTATTAGGCCCATGTCCTTTATCTTTAATATCTACAACATCTTTTAAGATTACCATTACCTCTCACCATCCTTTGTTAGTCCTGATCTCTTATTTCCAATTTCAAAAAGCCCTGTTGCGCTTAAACCAGCAAAACCTCCGGCCCATAATCTTAAAACGGTATCTAATTCACTGAACGGACTTGCTGCAAAACCAATAAAAATACCCACCGCAACTGCGATGAGTGGAACGTAATTCTTTGAAATGGGAAAAGATCGCTTAAATAACTCCACTACGGCTAAAACGATTGGTGCTAATACCGTTGCGAAAATCAATACTTCTTTCATCAGACATCATCTCCTTTTTGATCTTCTTCTTTTTTTAGTTCTTGGCTGGCGATCTCTACCTGGTTCTGCTTTACTTCTTTCAACAAAACCGCCTTATCGATCTTATCCAGCAAAGGATCTCTGATTATGGCCTGTTCTTTACCGGATGGATCCCGATTCAACTTTTCAAGCGAATTATAGAGAATAGGTGGTATCGGTAAGCCCAACTGCGCACAATTCTCTAAGATCGATAACCCTTCATTGACAATAAAAAAACTGCTCACCGTTAAGATGATCAGTCCCCCTGTGTCCTGCCCCATATGCATAAAGAAATATTCAAGCCCTGCAGTCATGGCTAAGATCACAATGACAGCAAATTTTTTGATTAGCCCTGCAAGACCAATCGTGCTATTCAATGATTTAGTAAGCCACCCCCTTAACATCCCTGAGATAAAATCCAGAAACATAAAAAAGACTAGTATTACTGTGGCTTCATTAATAACGCCTGATATATAAACTGTAAAACCAGTAACTAAAGCTAAAATACTTTTCACAGCAAATACCTCCCAACGCACCATTCTCCTCGTCTCCTTTCAATATCAAACTCCCCCTTTAGTTCTCTTAATTTTCCTCAACAAAAAAGACGCCTCTATGGGCGCCTTGTGCTTTCTCTATTTATTTATCAACCGCATAGCCTCTAGCTGATAAGGCGTTGCGGATCCATCAGAATTTAAAGCGATATACATATTTTCAAGAGCGATATAAAGCTCTTGATCCTGCTCTGATTGATATTCTTTCAACTGTTCATATTGCGTTTCTAATTCATCTGTATGTTCACCAGCAATTATCATTTCTGTATAGAAACCTACAGCAAACGAATCAAAATCTATTGTGCTTTTATTATCATCAAATCCTGCAAGAACCGAAATAATTACCAAAAGAGCAATTAAAGTTGCATAAATTCTCTTCATGAAACTCCCTCCTGTCTATATAACAATTGTACTTTATATTCGGTTATTACTCTGACGAATTTTCAGTGTTTTGAGGCGCTTTTGGACCAACATACTTGATGTCAATTCGAGAAAGAATATAATCTCCAATCACGATCGTATCAACTTCTCGATCATTTGTTTTTTGGTTCATTTCTGTAGCGTTATAGGACTCCACTTCTATTTCTAATTCTTTTCCACTGTGAGTACTCACTTCTAATATCATGCTACTTCACCTCACTTATATTCGATTTATGGACTAATACATGTGCTTCAGATGCTTTGATTAACGTTGCTTCGATCGTTACGTTTGCAATAACCGGCTTGTTGCCTATGATTTTTTTAATCAACCATTCTCTCATTAAAATTTCCCTCCTGATCTCGACTGGATAAATAAACGCGAAATCACATTGGCATTGATCCTGGCTAGATTGTTTGGTGTGATCTCAATAGTGTGCCATGTACCCCGTGTGACTCTACCGCCTGAATCTTTAGCCAGGTATGGGATAATATTGAGGTCAGTAACGTTTAAATCATTGATCGGAACGATATTGCCATCTACCTTTATTTGAACGGATGAAGGCATTGTATTCAAGCGGTAGATACCGTGCTCGATTTCATGGACATGATCAGGCAACGTGATGCTGTGTGTATGATTCGGGATCGTAAAGTTATGTGTATGAGCCGGAATCGTGACATTATGTGTATGGTTAGGGATGTTAACACTATGAGTATGATTTGGAATCGTGACATCATGAGAATGATTCGGCGTTGAAAAATCATGGCTGTGAGACGGGATCGTAACGCTATGCGAGTGATTACCTGATGCTGATAAGGTTTCAAAATTTGTCATGGTTGGCGTATTGCCATCTAAATGAATCGTTAATCCCCCAGCTGTTGTAGCTGCTGTGGATTGAGAAGAACCCCCGGATGATCCAGTCGTCTGAAACATGACGTGTCGGTGATCTCCGCCGCCTCCTGATGTTTGAGCGCTTCCTCCACCACTATCGGTAGACTTGCTAGTTCCACCTCCGCTGGTACTTGATGCGGTTGTACCTCCACCGCTAGAACTTGTCGCAGTGTTAGCTCCGCCAGAACTCGAAGTCTGTGTACTCTCTCCTCCGCTTTCAGTTGATGTACTTGTTCCTCCTCCTGAGCTAGTGGTATCAACCCTCGCCCCTCCGCCTTCTGTCGCTCGTGAATAGGATCGAAAACCTTCTGTTTTAAAGGTTAAGTTCATTGTATTAACATTCACCAATCCCTCATCAAGGAAGATTTCAATGACGGCCGGATGACCCGGATCGCAATTATCTACATAGGAATGACTGTCAATATTGGTTGCTCCCTGTGAATACGTATCATTGATCTGTTGCCTTCGTTCTAGATCAGCCTGAGTTGTGCCAGTATCGTCTAACTTGTCGCCGATCTCAAGCTCTATTGCATGTGGTGCACCATAGATATCTGACTTCTTAAATTTCCTTACACGAACATCGACAATCCCCAGGTCCTCATCTGTAATTCGAACGAGTTTCCCGACATCAAACCGGTTAAGATCACCGAGCTTTTTCAAGTCCACGACGTTGACGGTGTACAAATTTTTAGGTGTTTTAAGTTCATTTAATTTGGCTAATCCACTTGAATAGAGAGAGGCAGCAACTTCAAAACGTCGATCCACCCATACATATTTAATGATGCCGTATTGTTCAATGATGGAAGGTTCCGCTTCGATGTAGCGTTTTCCTGTGGGATTGACCTCTTCTATATTTAACTGATTGACACCCTCGCCATAGCCGTATGGATAGATACGAGTAGCTACCGGATAAGGATCAGATTCTTTCGTGATTCCTTGAATATTCTTACCCCACCGAGCTTCTCCAACAATCTCGTTTGAAGCTGCATCTAAATGGAGGACCCATGGGAAAACAGTTGTATCGAAATTCCACTGATACTGCTGATCGAATGGTCTCGGAATACTCATAATAACGCTATAAAGTTCCTCTTTTTCAATTCCGTAATGAAAGTACCTGGTAAAAGCGACACGACCAAGTGCCCACCTCTTAACCTCTTGGTACTGCAGCATGTCCGTTAAGACAACACGTGTCGTAAAGTTAGTCCATTGGGCATAATCATCGATCAGATCATCGATTAGGGTTGCCAGCACATGCTCGCATTGATAGGACACTGAGTTTTCATTCTCGTTTTTAGTGGTTAGCGTCGGCATGATCCGGAAAAGCTCAATGCGTTCATCCCCATCCCACACCTCCACGTAGTTAAAAGGCTTGCAGTATTGGTTCTTAGGGTCATTTAAAGGCATAGAAAAAGACGCACTCCATAATTCATTGAGTGGCGTCTCATAGCCGATTGCATATGCATTTTGTAGGATAGACTGCAACTGCATGTTACGGTTGAATATTTTGATCAAGGTATCACCTCTTTTCCATAGAAAAAGGACCCGACGGTTTGCCGAATCCTTTTGATTTTGATTATTTGGTTATTGCGCCGTTTGTTCCTACGCTTTAAATAACCCGTTCTCCGTTTGGTTTATAAACTTCAATTATTTGCTCTCTATAACACCATCCGTCTTGGCTTCCTTCAATTCCATCGAATGATACAGTTCGAGTAGAGTTTTTACTTCCAAACTCTGTGATAACACCTATACGACCACGGTCATTTATTATCTTATAACCCTTTCTCAATCGCACAATATCACTCCGTTTCTTACTACGACTTATAAATCAATACCATTATCACTTAACCACCTAAGAAATTCTGCAACATCTTCAATTCCATATCCTTTGGCAATCGCATTTTCAGATACATAGTACTCTCTTATATATTCAGACAAAAGAATACGAAAACCATTCTCGGAAAGACTGTTCAAATACGAAAAAACTTCGTGTTTTATATATTCATCTTTAATTCCTGAATCTACACACCCTGTGTCATAAGCGAATAACCCTTCTATTGATTTGAATAGTGTAGTTTTATCCATATGTTCACTCCTACGAATTGTAGACAAGATTATCATACTGTACGCCATAAGATCCGCAATCACTACAGTGAACATGGACGCTGAATTCTGTATCTGCGCTTAACTGAACTTCCTTAGAACCGCATTTATCACAAATTATTGTAAAATAAGCTTTTTCTGATTCCATACCATGCCGATACCTCCGACGGTTTCTCGTATTATAAGACTTCGACAAAATTTTCATCTACTGAAGTGGAAAATAGTATATAATAGTTCCTACATTAACAATTTTAGGAGGAAATTCTTTATTATGCTTTATTACACCCCCTCAGGAAGAGTTTGGTTTTTTTACTTTCTAATGGCATACATATTTATAAATTTGATAGGGACTTTAGCTTTAAATCAAGCAGGTATTTTAGGGAACGCTCAAACTCCGTATATAAGAGGTTTGTTTGTTGCCTCGATAGCATTTGGAACAGTTTACATTGCAGGACCATTATACCTATTTAATCACAAAATTAAATTTTACTCGGAAGATATTAAGTTTACGTCTACAATTGGAATTGTTATTTTTTATTCCTTGTTAATAGGATTTATTAATAGCAACTCGTATACATACATCTTGTCTGATTTAGCATATTTGATTGTAGGACTAGCCATTTTTCTTCTCACACGATTTGGAAACATTCATTTTGATATTAACAAAAACAACTTAATTAAAGTTTCCTTGCTCACTGCGATAGCAATTTTAATTTTAGAATTCGCATTTGGATGGCCGTCTGTTTCTTTAATTATTTTTTATTTCGCTCTTTTCCTTTATGGATCATACTTAGGATATAAGAAATTCATTTTTATAAACCTCATTCCGATCATCCTTATTGCGATTAATTCAAATAGAGCGACCTTAATGACATTAGGGATAATGATAATAATTTTGGTATTTATCATGATATTCAAAAAGAAATTTGGATTATTAGCTATATTCATGTATTCTTCAGTTTTACTTTTAATCTTAGCCATACTAACTTTTAATAGCCTTCTAAATCACTTTGCTTATGAAATACTTTCTTCTCCACTGGGTATGAGAATTTACTCGATGATGGAGATATTCAACCCGAATGTCGGGGGAATAGATTTTTCAAGAGACATCACCATTTCGCAAAGATTATATGAAGTAACTGCTGTTACCCACACATTAGGCTCCAATGTTTTTTACTGGCTGTTCGGCTACGGTCTTGGAGGTACTCTGGATATGTCAGGTACACTGGATACTTCAGTAGCAAACTCAGCTTTATTAGGAGCTGAAAGTGTTCATAACATCCACTTACTACATGGTGCTATGCTTTTTAGATATGGATTAATTGGTTTGTTAATACTGATAATTTTCTTTTTTAAATTACTGAAGATCAGCATAAAAACAGTTGATTCTACTACAATGATTATGAGTCTTGCAGCGATAGCAATCATTATTTATAGCATCCCTGCTTCATCTTTCTTCGTTACAGAACCTCTTATATGGTTTTGTGCAGCAATAATTATTACGAGAAAAAGGATATTAAAGCCTACCCATTAAGGGTTAGGCTTTTTTTATACTATCCCTTCAACTTGTGTTATTTTTGACCACGTACTATTCAAAATACGTCCGGAACCTTCAAACTTTAAAATTTTAATATCAAAGGTATTGTCTGTGCCGATCGCATAATTACTTACACCACCGCCACTACAATTTTCAAGGTATGCTACTCCATTAGACTGTGCATTCACATTGTCGAAATAGTAAGCTGCATGTCTACCTACTCCTAAATCTTTCGCTAAACATTCCCTCATATGACAATCTACCATGTATATATTACATCCATTAACATCCGCACATACTGGCCCATATGTGTCATAACCTATGCAAGAAACCCTGAAAATAGTAACCCCCTCATGCGCTGTAGTAGCGTTATTGTTCGAAAGGGTTTTATATCTACCTTGTTCATACGCTTCACATTCAAACTCAAAAACAGTGCATTTTCTTCGGTCTACAAGATCGATAGTATTGTAATGGTAGTTAAAACCATCCTTACCGTTATAAGTTGCTTTAGAGTTAAAGTTATAAACCCTTCCAACTCCTTCAATACTCAGACCGTTATCTCCGTTGTTGTTATTAACAGAGTGTATTAAACCACCCCAATACGTTACATTGTCTCCTACAAAGACTGACGCTAAATTACCTTTTATATCGCAGTTCCCGTAAACATCGGAACCACTATAAAATTCAACATCTTTTAAATATAGTGTGCTCCCTGATATATCCCAAGTGTAATTTGCTGTTGTTAAAATAGCCCAAACATTTGTATCAGGCACTGATCCATTGCGATTTACCCACAATTCTGTACCGTTGGTATAATAGCTAAAGGGAGTTTCAACACATAATTCAAGAGTTGTCTTCTTTTCGAAAGGTATTGGAACGCCATTTACATCCAAGTAAGTAAAATCCATAACGTTGCTTACTAAATTTCGGGTCGTTTTGTAGATACCATCAGACGAAACCCAGGTTAAGGTGTTACTATTTCTACCATTAATAAACTTGAATTTATTTTTATCATTAAAGGGAATAATAGAGATAATCTTACCTTCCGGCATTACTTCCCTTGTATTATTACCTTTGTTAAATTGACCTAACTCAACAATTTCAGATAATCCTTTAATAATTATTTTGGGTTCGGCAGCTACTTTTGCTGTGTCCTTTGCTTTATTCAACGTCCGAAAAGGATTCGATAATGTTCCATTTCCCAACGTATCATTACCATTTACACTATCAAAATAAATATCTAGGTCTCCGATCAAGTATTGTTTCAGATCAAAGTTGTGATGTATTCTTCCGGTTACATCGCGATAAATATCCACACCTGGGTGTGAAAATTCAGATGGGTAAGTTAGTTTACCATATCGAATATAACCCATCTTTTGGCTTTCTCGATCCAACCTAGCCTTTAAAGTAGGATTAACATTTCCTATAGCATCTACTCTCGCCTGCGCTGCCTCGACACTGGAATCCCCATCAATAACCACTTCGTTAAACTGAAGCTGTACGTTATCTGCTTTTGTTAATGCGTTTTGGGATTGATTTTTTGACTCATTCGCTGTATTGACAGCTACTGCAGAATCAACCTCTACTTTATTCGCAATATCAATCGCTTTATTAAGCTCGTCAGTGCCCCGATTTAAACTCCAACCTTTATCTATGCGTTCTGCTGGCATATACCACCACCATCCTTTTATGAGTATTTATCTCTAATTGGTACTTTCAATGTGAAATTTAACCCCGTTCCCGTGATCTGAAGTTCATTATCTCCATTGAAAAACTCAATAGGATTAAATGGACCTATTACTTCGCCTATGGCGTTTTGACCATTTTTTAATACATCGTACATTTCACCATCAATCACCCACGTAACATTGCTAAAAGAAGGCAAAGAAATAGACCTCCCATTAGCTGAGATGGTCAATGATGTTGCTGAGCCTGTGATTTCAATTTTTGGTTTTAAGTAATCTCCGGTTACGGTGTAGTTAATGGTTTGGGGAGCAGTCACATTGACTACTCCCGTCCCCATATGCCCGAACTCATAACTGGATGCAAAGGTTAATTCTGTGCTTCCCCATGTCACTTCGTCGCTTGTAACGATCGAATAGGCAGCCGGATCGTAAGCGGTCAAAGGAAGAACGAAACGGCCGTTCTTTGCGAGTTTTTCAATGGGAATACCAGAAGTCAACCGGACCCAATAAAACTTATCTGGTTCATCCCCAAACCTGAGCTTAACTGTTTTTAGCTTTCCGTATTGATCCTTAAATCTGCCGGAAAACTTTCTCGTATCGAATTTAAAATTCGTATGGCTATCAGAGAACTTGACACAGATCAGGTTAAATGGCCTCACATCAAATTCCCCTCCGAAATCATAAGCACCCGGGCGGCCCGGGATCGTCACTGAATTATTTCGAACAGGAGGGAGCAAAGATTCTTCCGAGTCCAGCGTGATGATCAGACCGTCATCTTGCAATAAATAATCATCAATATAAACGTCATCTTCTCTCAATGCTTATCCCCTCCTTGATTTTTGATTATATAAGTGAAGCTGTCGAGCTAACTTCTCAATGTCCTGATCGTCACGCACATAGAAGTTCGCGCCTTCGAATAGCCCGCGATTATCGACGTTAGTCGTATCAGAACCGCCTGTTCCTGTTGATCCAGTACCTTCGTGATGAATAGTAAGATCAACTTGCAGCTCCTGTTCAATCTGACGTTTTAACTCGTCCATCTGCCAGCCGGTGTCTATGCTGTTCATGCCGATGTCAAAAGCTAGATTTCGTTTTGGAGCAATATTGTCAATCACAGCACTACCTAATCCTGTAGCAGCATTCTTGACCTTACTGCCCATGGATGCTAGACCATTGACTAATCCCTGACCGTTAAATACCCCTAGCTTGAACGTCTCCCTTGATGGTGAATGAGTGTCAGTTGTCCAGGAGATCGCATCCATGATATTCCCCGCGACATTTGAAGCAGCATCCCAGACAGCTGTTGCCATCGACCCAATGCCATTGATCAAACCTTGGATGATGTCCTTACCGATCTGAAGCAAGTCGATATTTTCAAACGTGCTAACAATGGTATCCATGATATTTGAAGCAGTATCCTTAATGGTTGTCCAGGCTTTGCCCCAATCTCCCTGCAAAGCAGACATTGTCGCGCTTATGATGCCAAAAACTAAATCTATCGCAATCTGGATAATGCTGGTAATTAGTGACCAGGCAACCTGCACAATCCCAGAAATTAAAGGCCATACCACTTGGAATATCCCTTGTATCAAGCCCAGAACAAGCTTGATGACTTCCCACGCCTGCTTGACATAGTGAGAAATCGTATCATAAAGGAAAGTCCATGTATTTTTCGCGACTGTAGAAATGGTATCGCCGTGAGTCGCCCAAAAATCAGCGATTCTCGAAGCGATTTGCACGATAATTTCCCAGATAAATCCTAGAATTGCGACAATTGAATTGTAGACTAAATCCCATGTATTTTTAGCTGCAGTATAGAAAGTTTGTTGATTCTCTGCCCACCAGGTAGACAGCGCGCCAAAAACAGTCATTGCCAGCTCAGAAATGAACGTGATGGCTGTTTGAAAGGCTGTTTTTATCAAATTCCACGCCGTAATGATCCCATTTCGGAAATTCTCATTTTCATTCCATAGCCTTATGAATACCGGAATGAGTAGAGAAAGAGCTGCAATTGCAATTCCGATCGGGCCGGCCAATAAAGCAAATCCAGCACGTAATAGGTTGAAGGAGCTTAATAGAATCGGAAATCTTGCACCCAGGTTCACCATGGTTGCTCCGAAGTTCGTAAATAATCCCTTAAGAAAATTGAAGGCAGGACCAATGCTTTTTAGAATGAACGTGCCTAATCCCGCGAAAGCGACCCTTACCCCTACAATTGTCGGGATAATAGCAAGTAAAAATCCTGCAATGACCAAACCAATTCCAACTAAGTTTCCTATTATGCGGTTTGATTCCATCATGGCGTTTGACCACTCCAAAAAGCGATCAACTAAATCAAGCAGATAAGATCCGATCGGTGCTAACCCGATTCCAAGATTTACGAGGAATTTTGTCAAATTAGCGATAAAACGAATGACATTAGGACCACTTTCATTAATATAATCAAGGAACGTTTGGAATCCTTTGTTATTACCAAGATCTGACGCCCACTTTTTAAATCGAGCCATCAGATCAACCAGGTTATCCATCATGCCGGATGCGGATCCACTGAATCCTGCGAACAAATAAATAACTCCTGCAATTGCATCCCGAAAGATAGCGCGGATCTTCGGCATATTGTCCTCTACGTAAGCGATAAAGGACTGAAAACCTTTTGACTTGCCTAATCCTGCTGACCATTCCTCAAAGCGCTGAGACATCGCCAAAAAGCCCTCAGTCGTTGTCTTTGTCAACGGCTCAAAGGCGACCATCATATTCATTATGCCTTGTGCAAAGTTTCCGAAGGCTTTACCTAACATTTCAAGTAACGGACCGCCAGTACGATTCAGAACATCGAAAAAGGCTGCCGCGCTGTCAGATTCAAAGGATTTATTCAGGCTGCTCATGAGATTTTCAACAGCTTTGAATGATCCCTCAAAGAGAGGCGTAATTCTTTGAAGTGTTCTCCCAAGGAGATCCATGGCATCTGTAAAAATACTTATTGACTGATCCTCGAACTGTTTCGTAATCTTGCCCCATATGTTGCTTAATTTCTCCATAGATTCAAGCGCTTTAGTTTGGTTGCCATTTAAAGCGTTTTGAATTTGCGCCATTTCTTCAGCGATTTTATTTCTCTCTTTGCCAGTCGTAGCCATCGCCATTTTTTCTTCAAGCTTTTTTAACTCTTCATTTGCTTCGAATACACTTTTTAGGTTGCTGGTCATGATGGATGCAAACCCAATCCCTGCAGTTCCGGCAAGCCCGAAGGCCGAACCAAGTGCAAAGGTTGAACCTGCTATTGTTCCAAGCATGACGCCTAGATTTCCGAGTGCTCCCGTTATTGAGGAGATAATTGGAACAATTATTGGACTAATGGCTAGAAACGATCCTCCTATTGAATTTCTGATGATCGTATCAAAGCTACGGATAGTCGTAGCAATACGGTCCATTGCTGATTGAAAACGATTAACCCTAGCTTCAATGGGTATGATTACTTTGTCTCGTGCTAAGGCTCTAGCAGCTGCAGCGACTAAAGCAGCTTTACGCAAAAACTCTGAAATATCAGCACCGATCGGCTTATCAGTACCCATAGCCGTTTTTCTTACCTGGGCATCAACTTGCTTCATCTTAGCTTGAAACTCTTTGATTCTAGCACCGATTCGAGCCATAAAATTTTCATGCATAAGCGTTTCCTCCCCTCATTTATACTGGCATCTGATAGGATGACATGGCTTTTTTCATCTTGTTATAGCGTGTTTTATCCAATGGTTGCTTAACTTCTTGACGGGTATATTGTAGAGACCCTTTTTCGAGCTCCCTACGCGCCTTCTGAGCGTCAAACAGCTTCTTGGCTGTCGTGCCTTTCTTGTTAGCAGCTATAGCGTTCATCATTGCGCCTTTACTCAGGTTCTCCAGCTGATCGATCTCACGAAGATGAGCACCTTTTAATTTGGCTTTGTATTCGTTCATCGTCCATGAGCCGATCACATCTTCGTCATAAACTTGAAGGTAACGAGCGCATAACTCATATACCTTCATCATGTCTATGCCGTTTTCTTTTTTGTCCCTAGAAGCTGGTCTCTGCTGTCCTTCATTCTTTGCACGTATGTTTCGATCTGAGTTTTTTCTTTGTCGTCCTTCGCGAACTCTGGCGCCTTCTCGAGGTCCTTCCAGTATTTCTTCGCTTGTAGTTTGAAAAAACCCGATTTATCCATCGTCTCAAATGCTTCTTTAAATAATTTTTCAGTGTCGTCATCTTTTTCAATGACTGCCATTAGAGCATCTTCAATATCCCCGCGTGTTGGACGTTCTTTAAGGTGGTTTACTGCACAATCCCAAAAGCCGATAAGTCCTTCATGATCGAAATTAAGTAACTTTTCATAAATGTTATTAATGCCAGATGATTTGTTCCCTTCCTTGTCTTCACCGTAATATTTTTCTTTCGCAAGACTGTTAAATTTGAATGTTACCTTCGATTCAAGGTCTTTTCCGTTCACGTTTAAAATTGGCATATATGATTCCTCCGTTTTCATTAAATAAATTCATAATAAAAAGGACGAGATATGCTCTCGCCCTTCTGGTTTATCCTGCTGGTGCTTCTGATGTTTGGTTAGGGAATGCTCCTGTAGTTTCTCCTGGCGCTTCGAATCCGTATTGCGCGAATGCGATTAGGTCTGCTGGAAGCTCAGGTAGTTCACTCTTTTGAGCTTGAAGCATAATTGGTAATGTGACGCTTAGTTCCGCAAAACCATCTGTAGGATCTGAAACATCGATGTTTTCAATGATTGTGTATGCAAAATATGCTGTATGAGCACCGTTAGCATTTGGTTTTGTATAAACGCGCCATACTTTCAATTGCTCCTCGTTATCGTAAGCATCTTCTAGCGCTGTTTGCCCTGAATCCCCAACCTCTGCATATGCTGTGATTTCGAAACTTTGTTCTTTCGGTCCATAACCCAATGCCCGTCCGAACTTAGTTTGCTCATCAATAATAGAGCCGCCCCGATTAAACGTTCCTTCTGTTTGATGTCCTACAGCAAGAGGTGGTGCTCCTAATGGGGCACTTTCACTTTGCACAATATAAATCCAATCCTTACCTTGTTCCATTCTCTTCACTCCTTTTATTTAATCCAGAATTTTAACCTAATAACGCCATGGTTCGTTTTGCCGTCAATGTCATCAAAGACCTGCGTCCTCGGTTCATCCATTTTGACAATAGAAAAACCACCGTCTAATGACAGTGGCTGAGCGTATAATGCTTTGATTGCAGCATTAATAATGTCATAGCTTTGCTTTTTACCCATAGCGCTTGACCAGGTATGAATAACGGTTGATACCTCTTCACCGTAAGACGTTTTATTGGAGAATGGATCCGAAAGAGGCTCACCGATACGCACATAAGGCTTCGACTGCTCATCAGGCACGTAATCAAACACACCGGTCACGATTGATGATAAAACCGGGTCATTGCTGAGTCGTTGAAACAAAGCAACTTGCACCGGCCATAAAGCTGTTTGAATCGGCATTCCATCACCCCAATTTCTTTATCTCACGAGAGAAGTATCTGCGGCCTTTATCGACAGCCGGGAACCAGAAAGGTTGAGCTGGCATCCCGCGCGTGAATACCCATCGATTTAATTTATCGGACCAGTATACCCACGGTGTTTTTCGCCCGTCGTTATTCACTGCATGGATGCCGGTGCCAAATTCCAAGTAAATCGCTATCGAAGACCCGACCTCCACTGTACAAGACAGACCATCTAAGCTGCTATAAAAAGTGATCGATTGACGAGTGTCTCCTGAATCGACAGCAACAGTCGCAACAGCGTTATTATAGATGATCATTCCAGTTTCCTGGACAATCTCTCTGACTCGCTCTAAAATCTCGTCACCGAACTCTTTTATAGCACGCTGCATCAATTTATTACCTACCTGAACCTGACCATTTCTAGCCACCAGGACTCACCAACCTCAAAGGAACCTTCATGATTTCGTTCTGGCCGCCCTGATCCATGGGCTTGCTTACAATCTCATAAATATCTCCCTCACATACGACACGCATCTTAGGCGTTATGTCGGTCCTGTAAGGGTAATAGAGATTGCGATCAAAAGGATGCTGCAGTTGATGAGCTTCGTAGATTTCTCTGGACGTTGGAGTGTCCAAGAACCCGAAAAAGTCATCTGTATCTACATTCATCCAGCCGCCAGTGCCGGGCAGATATCCACCTCCGCCGTCAGAAACAGGCTCAGTATGCACTTGAATGATGACTTCATGTGGAAATTCTTCCAAGCCAATCACCCCTTAATCAACGCAATAAGATCCTTCTTAGTGGCATCTTCTTGATATTCAACGCCTTTTTCATCGAGGAAAGCCGATAATTTCTCATTCTTCACTCGTTTTAATGCTGCTTCCGTTTGCGCTGAATAGTCAGCGGCTTCTTCCGCCTCCACTTCAGCTTGTTGGACTTCCTTGACGGTTGGTTTGTCGCTCACAGACTTATAGCCTTTATCTTTGTAAAGCTCGTTATAAGCTCGTTCTGTGACTCTCATGCGTTGTCCTTTTGGACCGACAATGTTGATCATTGCTCTACCTCCTATCTTTGTCTGACAAACTTCAGCTTTCGATAAGGTCTAAGATACATTTTCAAGCTCTCCGGAAACTCTAAATCATATGAATATGACACGCTTCCCATTGACCTGCCCGATAAGCCAGCCTTTGTCATGTTGTGTTCACAGGCTTTGGCAATAAAGATTTTCGCGCCGCCCGGGTACTTTGTTTCTCCATTTGGCGAAGTTTCAAAATGATTATTGCAATATTCTTTAATCCACTCTTCAAGAGCAGGAACCATGAAAGCTAAGAAACTATCATGTTTGCCATTTGAAAAGGCTGGTATGGTTTTAATATCTTCAAGAAGTGGCATAAGATCACTCCCCGACAATCAGATTGATAAAGTCCTCTTTCTTATCAGATGACTTGTACTCAATTCCCTCTTTATCTAAGAAAGCCTTGAGCTTGTCATTGCTAACCTTTTCAAGTTGTTCGGCTGTAAAACCAAAGTAATCAGTTTCTTCATCATTTGGTGATGAAGCAGCTTCGTTCTTAGAAAAAAGATTCTCATTAAAGTGCTTTTCATCTACCTCAAGACTCGCTTTAGGTTCGTATCGCTTGCCGTTATATACAACAGCTGTATCTTTTACTGTCACTTTCATCTGCGTAACCTCCAATAATATAGGGCCGCCTAAAAGCGACCCTCAGAATTTTTATTATGCGATCGGCTGAGCTTGGAATACTTCATCAGCAGCAGGGAATGATGGAAGTGCAGTAGCAACCGCCTTTGTCCATGTGCTTACTGGATCAAGGTTCTCTTCATACACCATCGCCAGTACATTGCCGACCATGTTCGTATCAATAGAAGGATCACGAGTCAGACGGATCTCTTCAGCAGTTGGACCGTAAATCGTTTCACCCATCGTTCCTTCACCGAACATAACAAACTTGTTGTTAGGGAAGTAACGCTGTTGAGTGTATGTGCCGTTTGCTGCTTGCTTACGGAAAACTTGATCATATACAGCAACCTGTGGGAGTTCCTGCTGAGAAAGGAATGCATTGAAATCAGCCCGAGTTGGAATGCGGCCAGACCCCGATCCGAAGATAGCAGCAACCACTTTAGGATGACGCAGAAGCGTATTCAGTACTGATTTGGAAGTAAGCGCACGTGTTGCTGATCCGTTGATTACTGCAGCCCAACGCTCTAAATCAGCAATTGGATCCGAAGAGCTATCAGTCCATGCTGAAGTTCCTGCAAGTGCTTCTTTATTTCCAGCAGGCACACCGTAATCAATAACAGCACTCAGTCCGTTCTCGGCTAGTGTTACCGTACCGGAAGCAAGTGCCTCCATACGCATTTGCTCAACACGAGATTTAACACCGGCAACAAGACGATCAACGTCATTGAATACCTGAGACATCAGATATTGTTGCTCAGCACTATTACGTGGATTCTCAAGCGCAATGATGTCCTTTTCTTTCAGTTGAATCTTACGCTTGATTAGGGCAAGCTCAAGGGCCTGTTTGCTCGCTTCACGGCTTCCGATCTCTGCTTCAGTATCGAAAGCATGAACGCTTGCAGTGACAGGAATCATGCTGCCGCCTTTGATTTGATCAAATTCAAGGCTTTGACGTTTAACCTCAGGGAAAAGTGTTTCACCAAGTAGCGCAGGAAATTGACGGTTTTGAAGGTAGGTAAGTACCTCTCTTTGATTAAATAGTTCTAAAACGTTTGGCATGTGATCGTCTCCTTTTTCTTATCAATTATTAATTATCGGTATTTGATTTCTGTCATAGCTGCTTTTGCTTCAGTGGATGGCGCTTCTGGCAGGCGTGCTTCAATCACATAACCCTCGACCATTATTGAGCCAGGCTGAGGACCTTCCGTGACATCCACATCATGGATTAGGATCCCTTTTGCAGTTGCATTATTTGCAGGGTAAACAGTACCAGCAGGAACGACCTTACGACCCTCAGCGTTTGCTGTTACATCTGAATCACTCACCTGTTCAGTGAAAGCTACAAATTTAGCACTAGCAAGAAAGTTAATTTCTTCTGTTTTACCGTAATTTTTTACGTATGGCATGATTTATTTCTCCTCTCTTAATCCCATAGTCCAGCTGAAGCTGGCTTACTTTGTTCATTGGCTGATTTGGCGAAACTTGAACCAACACTGTTATCATCGTTCGGATCACCTGAAGGAATCTTTCGGCCGCCCTTCTGGAAACGCTCATCAACAGCTTTTTGAAGATCTGCAGAATACGTTTCTTCCAAGCGCTTCAAATTCGCAAGTGTGGTTTCTTCATCGCTCGTTACAAATAGATCAAGGAAGGCGGTAGGCAATCCTTTTGTTGAAGCTTCCTTCATTGCTGAAGTCATGAGCTTTTCACGCTTAGCTTCATTCTTTTGATCCTCAAGCTCTTTTCTGAGGTTCTCTAGCTCAATTTGTTCCGGTGTTTTGTCCGGATTGCGCTTCTTCACTTCATCCTCAATAAGCTTGTCCAGGTTCTTTTCCTTCCAGGTGTTTAAACCCTTCGTGAAGTTACTGTCCAAACGTGGTTGAAGAACCTTGCGTCCTGCTTCCGTATCTAAGAACCCTTCCACTCCTTCAGCAGTAGGCGTTGAAAGTTCTCCTAAATAAGCAGCTACATCTGAATTTCCTCTATTGGCTTCTAGCCATGTTCTGATCTCTTCTAATGTCATTGGTAGTACCTCCTTGTGCCCTCCGCAGTACGAGCCTGAGAGTGCAAAATAAATAAGCCTGTTTATAAGGTCTATTGCTTAAAGACCGGACTTCAAATGAATTCTCTATAAAGTTGAACGCTTTCTCGGTAATCGTTAAACTCAGCAATTATTAAGCCTTTCATCATGTCCCATGAAATCATTCCTAATCGGTAAAGATCGAATATAGGCTCTAAGTCGATTTTCTTTACGTCTTGGGGCTGCATTAAGACCACCTCCATTGACTATTCAGCTACATAACGGAGTAGCAAACCGAGATGTGGATCACCTTACCTTTCCTTTCGTATTTGAGTACAAAAGCAAGATCACCATCACCTTTCAGATATAAAAAATAGCCCTAGCGAGTGCCACGGGCCATGCATTGCATTTCTTTTTTTCTTTCTTCTGACTCATTAAGTTGAATTAGGGCATCCGCTAAATCCTTACTATGAATTTCTACTTTCCCAAATCGTTTAGGTTCAGGCTGCGGATTCCCTCGCTTTAATTCCTTTAGCACATCCTTTAACGTGCTGTCGATAGATTTAAGGTAGTCGATATCTGTTTTTGGCACCTGAGCTCACTCCTAATTTTTTTTTATGACACCGGTTCTTTTGATTTCTTCGATTTCCTGTTCCAACTTACTATTGTTTTGTTCCTCAATATGCACTTTAACAGCAGCCAAAAAATCGGCATCTACATCTACATGATCCACAAAGAACGTAAGTGAACACTCGTTAATCGCATCTGTTGACATCATTAATTTTAATGATGTTAAATGCCTGATTTCTACACCATCTACTGTTGTATGATAATCATTAAAGAACAACCCTTCCTCATTCCGGAAGTCATCAGCACCATCATTGCTCTTAGAGCTTGCTTTTTTCTTGATCACTAATTTAGCCATTCTAATTCACTCCTTTAAGATGCTTTCGGCTGTCTTTCCTTCCACTTCTCAAACGGTTCGTAATCCATAACCATTGATGGCGGTGAAATCTCTTTCTGTGCCTTTTTAAGCGCCTGTTTATATGTCAGCGACTCATCAGCCATATACTTCTCAATTCGATCAGCAAGCTTTCTCTGATACGTCGGGTCAGCGTAGTTTCTACCTCTCCGCACTTCAGGAATCAACCCATTAACCAATCTTAGCTTCACGCATCTGCACTGAATATCCATTGAAGCAACATTCCACTGGTGAGGTCCCTTTGCTTTTAATCCTCTGTAATGAAAATAACCTTCTTTATCGGTTTTCTGACCGTCGAGTATTCTGTGTGATCGTCTAACCCTGAAGTCCAGTGCACTCATCCAAAGCCCGGTGATTTCAACAAACTTATCAGCTTGTTCCTCTGCTTTTTCACCTGAAAGACTTCTAACGCGCCCACTTTCAGTCCGAGCAACCAGCCGAGCCTTGTTTTTGGAGAATCCGACTGTTTTCTCTAACCTCTTAGCGATCTGAGAATAGCCTTCGCCGGCTTGAATGCCTTGTGCAATCTCGATATTTACTTTTCGTACAATCTCATTCCGGTGTTGCTGTAAAACTGCTGATAAAGTCAGCTCAGCGATTGGATTAAGTAACACGCTTTTAATCATCTCAACCGACGGAACCGAAAAGCCCATCTCCGAGCCTGCGAAATTCTCCAATAGATACGCTGTTCTCAAATATCCCTCAACGTACTGATATTCAAGCGACTTCTGAAGCTCACGGATGATCATGCGGTAATCACCGGTCAATTCTTTAGTGATATTCGCCATTTCCTTCGCAAACCGGTCGTACTTGTTTACCTCAGTCCAACCGAGCTCTCCGTCCCTCTCATACTTTCGGAACATTTCAGAGACTTGAAACTGAATGCTTCTCAGTCGTTTATTGAATACCTTCTCAAGATCGTCTTCCGATTGCTTCAGGAGTTTATCCAGGAGATCCTCAATCTGTAATTGGTTCATCCTCTTCATCCTCCTCTAAATCCGGCAATCGTTCACCAAACCTCAGAAGATCGTTCTCCATTTCCTCTATTTCGAAATCAACATCATCAACGAACGTAAGCAATGACAATCGCGTGCGCTCACTCACATTACCTTTAAGCTGAGCAGTTGATTGCGCTTCATCTAACAGCATTGGCGGCAGGTTGCGCTTGAAACCAAACCACACCTTCAAATAATCCTCTTTTGCGAATCCTTTGCGCTTGGCCCATGCGCTGAAAAGCACCTTGAACTGATATCTGAGTGCTGCTGAAAACTTACGCTCCATCGTGATGCATTTGTTTTCAAGAGCAATCAGCTTGTATCGGGCTCCTGGACCGGTAATCGTTCCGCCGAATGATTCATCTGAGAAATTCACTGACTTAGAAAAACGCAGGATATTCTCTTCAAGGCGATCAAGGTGATTTTCGATCATCTGATCATTTATATCCTTTGTTAAATACCTGGCATCATCATCCTTTTCAAACATCTCCAAGATGCCTGACTTCTTCATTTCAGCGAGTGTTTCTTCATCGGCACCCATTCCCTTAAGGATCAGGTAAGCCAGGCGGTACTGTTCAATCTCGTTTGATTCATCGGACATTGTTCTGTCGTACGCATCGATCAGCGCCAGTACCTTCTCAGCGTCTGCTTTCAACTCTTTATTGTTCGCCATGCCGAATAAAGGATTATGCTCAAACAGATGATCTTCAATTTCAACTAAGTCATACGAATTACCACCACTTTTAGTAAATAAATAAACGTATGAATCATCATAAAATTCAGCATAGGTTTGTCCATTGATTGTGTAATATCTAATGGAGTAATCAGGCTCGTGGATCTCTTCTCCAATAAAGATCGTTTCCCACGGCTCGATGTTCTTAATTCTTTCAAAGCCGTCCGTGTCGATATAAACAAGTCTTGCAGAGTAACCACATATAGCAGCCATCTTTCCACACTCTGAGTCAGCATCAGCAACACTGTTTCGAAGAATAAACTCTTCTAACACTTTTTTTAGCGACTCATTCTCTTTACCAGCCTCATAACTGATTGGATGACCAAACAAATAACCGATCTTTGTATCAACGATATCTGCATCGAATGCGTTGTTCAGACGGTTGTTTACCTTATCATCTAATCGCTTAACTGCATTCGACTTACCAAAGCCATCATAAGCAGCTGCAGATCGTTTGAATATCTTCGGACCGTCTTCATCAGCTTTATAACGCTGATATAAATTCTTCATTCGCTCACGCTCTTTGCTATGAGCAGATATGATTTCCTGAATCAATTCTTCATTAATGCCATTTTCATCAATTTGCTTCTTGAATTTCAGCAATGAACTCACCTACCCCGTTTTACGTCTTTTTGGTTTTAATTCTGTATAAATGGCGTAACGGACTGCATCGAGCACGTCATCCCAGAGCTTTACTGGCTCTCCGGTCTTCTCATTCCATACATACAGGTTGATTTCTTCATTGAATCGCTTAACACGATCCTTCACCACTTTTAATTTCTGCAGCTTAAACAGCCTGGCAACTTCTTCGATGCCAGACACAACAGCTTTATCAGCATTCCTCGCTTTAATGCGCTCTCGCCTGAATCTGACTACGTGTTCAGGCCTTGCGGTATCACAATAGAAGTTAATATTGCCATAACGTTCTTTCACACCATTAGCAATCTCAACCCAATAGTCAATCTCCTCATGCTGTTTGGCATGCTCTTCAAGTAAATAGATGTATTCTTTATCATCGATTCCTAGCACCACAATTGAGCCATGGTGTTCATAACCCCAGTCAACACCAGCAAAGTATTTTACGAAATTTTTCTTTTCGGCTTCTTCAGACGAAATGTAATGAATGTGCTGATTGAAGTCCTTGTATATAACCCCTTCAGCAGCAACCCATTGCCCGTGTATGTCTCGATCTGTAAACATACCTGACGGCGTACTTGCTACAATTGATTCGACATACTCTGGATCTAATTGATCATTGTCAAACAGCGAAAAGTGAAATGCTTTTATGTTGAGCTTTCCATTTTTTAATCGCTGGCCGTCTTTATCAATGTAATCCGTTTTAACGGTATGAGCTGGATTCTCAGGGTTTGTATCAAGGAATGTAGCTGCACCTGGATAGGAACAACGTGAAATGACTTCTTTCACAAACATGTTGTGAAGTGCAGTACCCTCATTGAGCAGTGCCCCGGCTGATGTAAAACCACGCGCTTTCTTCCAAGCATCTGCAGTAGACCCATCAAAGCAATATACTTTATTGCCGAATATACGGATGGCGTTTGTTTTATCTAGCTTTAGTTCTTTACCGAGTATCGCTTCCATATCGTCCAGCACGTTACGCCTGATTGATGCCTGCGTTGCGCCGCCGATAATGAATGAGAGCCCTTGATTTTCATACTTGGCAATATGCATTAAAAAAAGCAAGATGAACACGAACGTCTTACCAGCACGTTTCGCTCCACTTGCTACAAGGATTTTAGGTGATTCTTCTATATAACAGTTCCAGACTTCCTGCTGCTTTTGGGTCAGGTTACTCATCCTTTACACCTGCCATCCTACGCAGCATTTTTGCCACTTCGCTCTCTTGACTGCCTTCTCCATCTGAATCCAACTTAGAGATCACTGCGCGGTTCTTATCAATAGATGTTTGCATCTGCTCAAGCTTCAATCTGCGCTCATCATGTTCATAAGCTAATTCATTAAACTGCTTTATCAGACCACGCAACTCACTCATGGCTCTGGATTGAGCATTAAGGAAAGAAGCGTGGCGATCCCAAGCGAACTGAAACTCCCACTCTTCCTCTTTAGTGTCAGCAAAGTCTGTACTAGTGGTTTTTGTTTTCTTCAGTTCCTTGATCAGTTCATCCTTCCCTGTAACGAACATGATCTTCTGAGCCCGGATAATAGCAGCGTATTGAATCTGTATCTGATCCCATATAAGATCAGCTGCAGAAAACTCATTCATAGCCTCCATGATCTCCAATGTTTCCTCTGGCAGGAACTTCGAGAAGAAGCCGTGAGTCCTTGCTGTACTGTTCCGTTTTGTGAACTGGTTACTCGGGTTAGGGTTACCACTTCTTTTCTTTCGTTCCGGTTTCTTTTTCCGCATTGTAGTACTACGATCATTCGTTTGCAGTACCGCATTCCACTTATCACGACTTTTCCATGCGCTGATTGTCTTTTCCGGGACGTTTAACATTTCAGCTAAAGCACGATTTGTAATGTCACCATTTTTCTCTTTCCATATCTCAAAAGCTTTATCTCTATTAGGATCTCTTGCTCTTGGCATCTACTTCACGTCCTCATCCCCTATCTATTTTTTAGGCTCACCACCACCTATAACGAAATCCTTGAAAGCCTCTAACATTGAGCAACTCTTCTTCTCTTAAATCATCCATCACAATCTGACATTTACCTGACCATGTCCTGCCAGTGGTTTCACACTGCATTGAGGAGTCGGTTTTAATGTCTATCACTCTCATGGATGATTCAACTTGTTGATTCTTTACAAAATAAATTCGATCACCTGCAGCAAGTCTTTTAGGTACTTTGGAAAGTGTCCAGAATTGCAGTAATCCTTCTTCTTTCATATGGACCGATTCAAGTTCATCATTGTGATACTCGCTTTTAGGAATGGTTACAACGATATCCAACGCCTCACCCCTTCCACGCTAATCGCTTTTTCAGACATAAAAAAAGCACCCATTAAGGTGCGACAACAATTCAACAAAACCTATTCTGCTTTAGCTTTTCTAGCTTCAATCAACTTATGACGTTTAGGATAAATTTGTCTAACAAATTCATCAGGAGTTTGGAATTGGATGTCTACAATTTGGGCTAATGCGGTAGGATCTTTACAATATTCTTTAATACTATGGAGTGAGTAATCATCAGATATAACGTGAGTAACATTAGCTGCAATAGCGCACTCGATAAACATAGCATCATATGGGTCTTTACAATTTTTAAATTTAAGTTCTGGAGAGACCTTTTCAGAAGCATGTACAAATTTCAAGGCTGCTCTAATGGCTTGTTTTGCTTCTTTTCCCTCACGTTCACAGACGATTAATAGAGATACACCTAATTCTTTCGCCATTTCTTCAGTCGTTACCAACTGCAAGGACTTATCATGAATTCGATTTATTAAATAACAAGCATGTGAATCATCGTCGTTAAGTAATCCGTTAATAAGTGTTGAAGTATCAATAATTACCCTCATGTTATTGATCTCATTTCTCTTGCCAATTTAACAGCTTCCTTAATACTTTGAGGTGAAGTTGCTCTAGGATTGTCAATTCTTAATTGAGCACCAATTTCTCTTAATTCTAAAATTGATTCAGACAACTGGTCTTTTTTAACTTCATTTACATTCTTTTCATAGTCTGCAACTGCTCCCACATTAGCATCTCCTTTTTTCATACAATCACCCTCCTCAAGAGTAGACTATATGCTGATTAGAAAAATTGTATCACAAAACAACATTTTATCTACACTTTTTAGAGAAGTATTCCACAAAAAAAGGAACTTTAATCATACCAATGGGTTATAAAAATCGAAATTGTACAAGGCACGAAGTGACTTATTACGATTGCGCTCATAAGCTAAAGCGCAACCTAACAGCCGTCCGACCTACCCACATTTTACGAAGTTTTTTTCCATGATTGCAACTCCTGCAAGAAGTGGCATTTTTGGCACACCTCGTTAAGCATTTTGTTTTTCATCTCACCTATAGTGTTTCGATTCACACCCAAGTGCATGGCTATTGATCGGTAGCTCATACCTTCCATCATGCAATCCAAAATAACAGCGTATCGATCATCAAAGGTTTTCTCTACAAAATTAGCAATTGATTCAACTGCATTAACATGTTCATCGAACTTTTGAAACCTATTGTACAAGCGTAAATCCCTGGCATCCATAGCATCCATTTCAGCAGCGCTGCGGATGGACTGGCCTTTAGGCATTGCTGCTTCTAATCCGTACTGAGCGACACCCCAACTTTTATAAGACTCAGAGGAACCCCAAATTAGAGATGTGAGGCGGTCAGCTTCTTTTCTCATCCAGTGGTATTCGTATATGAACGTCTCAACTTGTTTTGTCTCCACAATAATTCCCCCTTCACCGTTGTATATAAGAGCCGCCGCGCTTTCTGCTATATGTAGGTCTATCTACGCCCATTAAATCTCGTAGATCACGGTCAGAAAGCTTCGGCTGTTTTGGTTTATTTATGGTTTTTGTTTTCTTCTTTTTCACCTTTGGAGGATTGAGCTCTCTATATTGGCGTTTCAATTCTTTTAATTTTTCGTTTGCAGTAACATCCATAAGATCATCTCCTTTTTTTGCAAATAAAAAGAGGACACAAACTAAGAGCTTTATTTGCTCTCAATTTGTGTCCTCCAGTTGGCTGGGGGGACTATTAAACTTTATATTTAAGATCTATGAGACTTTTCCTAATTTTTGAATATGATTCATCCATACCACTTTTAATTTTTTTTATACTCGTAATAAATTGCTTTTTTGGCTCTTCATTTTCGAACCCTTGTGATGCTCTATCCAATAATAATGTACAAATATTATTAAAAAACCGGTAATTAGCAATTATTGAATTAGCATGGAGGAATATTTCTTTTTCAGTTACAAACCTTTTTATATCAATTGTGTTAAACCTATGTTCCAGTCTAATTATTTCTTCACTGTAAGCTTTTACTATTCCAAAGTCGTTTTGATTTAAACCTTCGATTATTTCCTTGAGATAACTACTTAGGTCAGATAGACATGATTCTAAAATTTTGAACTCTTTGTAATTATCTATTCTCTCTTTATTTTTTTCTTTATCTCTAATATTTTTTAAATTCATTACATACACTCCAACAGCTACAATTCCAGAAAGTATTGAACCAACTAAGGCTCCTAAAAAGTTGGAGTCACTAAATAAACCGCCAATGAAATTCATACCTAAAAATCTTCTCCTTCCTCAAATTGTACCCCGTTAACCTAAAATTTATGTGTAATATTTTTTGTCTTCTGTGTCCTTCATTTGCTGGGAGGAGGTTTATTATGATTCAAAATAACATTGATTAATTACTTCATTTTCGAACTCAATTAAATTATGAATACAAAGCATTATTGCTCCTATTAAATCACTCTTCTCTATGTTCCTCCCCATGGAGATTGGGAGAAACTCCAAGTAACAATCTGTAATCGTAACTATCCTGTAGACTTTCAAATGCAGGGTGCTCATACCTGTAGATCCTCAAACTTTGTCTAATAAAAGTTCTTTCCTTTGATTTTAGTGTTTTTACAACTATATCTATTCTAGAGAATTCCCCAGATACCCTCATTATTTTCACTAAATAACTATCATGTGAGGCTAAATAATCAAAATTTAGTACAGATTTAATTTCTTTATACTCGATATATGAATGACTTACAGCAGTACCCTCAGAATCAAAAGTTGGTATTGTTTTATAAAATACAACAGAGTACTTCATTTTAATCTTTGTAGCAGGCAGGTCACTATTATTGAATAATTCAACTGAAAGCATTTTTGGATCATGAGGAAGATTAGGAAAACCAACCATATCCTTTGTTTCTAAATATATTTCCCCTATATCTGCATTATGAAAGTTATCATTTGAAGGTTCTAAGGTTGGCTTTGCTGACAATTTTGGATTCATATCTTTTTTATATAAGGTGTAGACCATATAAGAAACAATTAACGTTAGAAGTGGGGCTACAAAAGACAATAGCTCCCATGAAAGTATATCTAAAATTAAAAATCCTCTCCTTCCTCAAACCTTACTCTTTTAACTTTCCCTTGATGAGTAATAATCCGCGCCTCTCCGTGCTCGTGCAACTTAATTAATTTTGCTTTTCCCCCATCAATTATCACAGCACATTTATCTAGTTCCATTATATCAATATTAAGGTAGCCTTTGCCATCAATCTTTAATTCTTCCATTCTCACACAAGATCCCCCCATGCTATAATAAAAGTGTCGAGTTTTTAAGAGAGCCGGGGAGTGATCCTTGGTTCTTTTTCGTTTAATTTAGGTATTTCCAACGATAGTCTTTAGCTTCTTCCCATAATCGTCCTTCAGGTACAAAGTTAAAGCCCCAAACCGAGAAAAATGTATCGTTATCCATCCGGAAATAAGAAACGGCCAAATCCCATTTGAAATGTCCTTTATGTTTGCCGTATTTTCGGCGATTCATATAGTTTGTTGCTATCCTCATGCGCTCTTTTTCAGCTTCACTAGGGCCGGTTGCCATATTAAAAAGATAGAAAGAGTTGTTATGCAATTTCACCACTCCTATGGATTATTTGGTTATCACGCTTTATATTCGAACGGTTTAACTAAAATGGTGCCAATCTTTCTAATTCTGGCGTTAAATTTTTTATACAATCTTTCATAGTATGGCTGACATATTCTCCGTTTTTGTAGTTTGTGTAACGTGCAATTACTTCTTCAGGTGAGTAAGTGTATCGTCTTAATTGGATGAATTTTTTCACCTTCTCATATGGCATTATTTCATTTTCAAATGAGCGTACTTGTTCTCTTTTTTCAAATTGCGTGATGCAAGCCGATTCAACCAATTCAATATCTTCATGTTCATCTAAAGCGATAACAGCATGATGAGGAACAACCTTATATTCTTTACCGCATTCAGTACATTTGGGATCATCAAATTCATACATCCCGTTGACCGTTGGTGGGTTCTTATAATCAAAATCAGCATTCTCAAAAACAATAAAACCTTTACAATCAATCACATTACATTTGTGTGCTTCTACTGACATTCTTCTCTCCTCCTATATGGTTCAACAGCGCGGTTACTGCGCCACATTTCGATACTTATTCTCGTGAACTGCAGCACACATATTCGGTAAATTTGCTCTTACTAAAGCTTCTGCGAAGGGTGGTGGTACTGAGTTACCGCACCTGGCTACCTGAGCTGACTTTGGGTAACGCTTCCCTTTATAATCCTTATCGATAATGTACTGCTGCGGAAAACCTTGAGCTTTAAATAATTCATGTGGTTGAAGCATCCTCATACCGATATCTGTTATTTGATATTCTTCTCCTTTTACAGTGACAAGCCCGAATTTATTTCCACCGGATGTTATCGTGTGCAAAGGTTCATTCAATCCATGCCCAATATTGGTGCCGTAATATTTCATCATGAAGGCTGTAACTAACCCAAAACGATCCTTAGTAGGTATAGTGTGAATGGGCTCCTGTACATCCTGACCAATACCTTGACCGTAATATTTAGTGAGAAATGCAGTTACTAACCCGAACCGATTCGCTGTAGGTATTGTTGCTAATGGATCGGCCGGTGATGATGCTCTTGTTTCAGCCCCCTGGTGGGTATAGTAATGTTGAATGAGGTGAGCATGATCATTTACGATATAAGGTTCATTAGCTTCGATTACAAACTTCTTTATCCCTCTGCCGATTCTCAGCAAAGTGTTTTCCTTTAATGGAGTAGATCGAGTGAAAATACTTGGTGCTGGGAGCGACCAATCAATTACTTCTGCTGCTGTTCTGTATGGCTTCTTTAATCCAAGCTGAACGTTTACTTCTCCAGGATCACCATGAGTAGCTTCAGGCCATGTAATAGGCTGCCCATCACATCTAGCAATCATAAAGAATCGTTGTCTAGTTGTAGGAGCTCCGTAATCACATGCTTTTAGAGTTCTGAAATCCACTTTATAACCATGCCTTTCAAAAGCTCTTACAAATGATCGAAATGTTTTGCCCTTCTGCCCCGGATCCGGCCGTCCATCTTTTAGAGGACCCCAATCTTGAAACTCTTCTACATTTTCCAAGATGATAACCCGGGGTCGAACAGTAGCAGCCCATCTGACCCCGATCCACGCAAGGCCTCTTATTGTCTTTTCTACCGGCTTACCACCTTTTGCTTTAGAAAAGTGTTTGCAGTCAGGAGAGAGCCAGCACAGCCCCACTTTCCGGCCGTTTACTACTTCTTTCGGATCTACATCCCAGACACTCTCACAATAGTGTTCAGTTTCCGGATGGTTCGCCTTATGCATTGCGATAGCTGCAGGATCGTGATTGATAGCAATATCAACCGACAACCCTGTAGCAAGCTCTATACCAGTAGAAGCTCCACCACCTCCGGCAAAGTTATCTACTATAATTTCTCTAAATAGATCCAACTGCTTTTTATTCTTCAATTCCTCACCTCTTAAACTCGTAACGCCCAGGGTCCCCGATCAGGACCCGGCGCTTTTGTGTATACCGATTCAATTTCTTAATGGTTTGCTTATTAATCCCTTCCTCAAAAATCTGAATGACCACCAATGGCTCGTAATCAATCGATGCAGCCTTATGCTCTACCACATGCCGACACATCAGCTTCACCCCTTCTTTGCTCTTGCCTTCCTTCCTTTGGCTTTGAGCTTCTTAAATTCTTCAAACTCAATAAACTGGCTAAGCTCTTGCACCCAAATAAGAACCGTGAATTTGTGAGGAAATTTTCGATCAAATAATTTTCTTTTAACTTTAAATGTTTCTGTTATAGTCGCTGTTGTTTTCACATCCACTACCTCAATTGACCCATCATTATGATGAATCTCAAAGTCTGCACTGTAATCAATGCGCCTATGCTTTATGCCGTCTTTCTCAAACGCTTCCTGCAGCAAGTACGGCGGCTGGATCCGGAAGAAGTTAATTTCCTTGTGCTCTTGCAACCAAAGCAGCTGCTTGTAATACTTTGCCTCAGCGATGGAATCAAATTTGTGATCATCCACCTTTACTTTTTTATTGCCGTATTTACTTCTCATCCTCAAAACTCAACTCCATTTTCAACTGATCTTCATCTGCTTTGTCTTTTAGCTTCTCGAGCTTTCTTGCACATACAGGACCGATCCCTTTTGCAATGCTTTTTTCATCTTTTAATTCGCGGCCACATACTGGACAGTTCATGAAACCTCTCCTTTCCTTGGATAGACCATCAAGCAAGCTACACCGTTCCCGTGAGGTTTAATATCACTTTTCACTATCCAACCTCGCTCCTGGTGCCGTGTGATTAGCTTCTTTACGGTTGCTTCTGATAAACCGAAAACCACTTTCTTTAATTGGCGGTTAGGCATTCCCCAGGTCATGGTTTCACTCCTCACACATTTTATTGAGTTTCTTTTCTCTAACGAATGATTTTCCTCACTTGGTATCGCGGCTTGTTTAGATGTACTTGACTGGCGATCCTCGTATCTTTCGGAATGTGCCAGGTTGCTCTTATGTGTTCGTTTTTGAATCTCTTTTCGTGAAGTTCGGCATAATGTAATACGTCAGCAGCAACCCCTTGCATTCCTCTAAATGCATCCAGGATCGTGTCGATTATATTGCGAAAGACCACTACTACAGACTCAGTAAACTCTTTCATTCTTTCTATGAACCTTTCTATAAGAGCTTTTGCATGGTCGATATGCGTTATTTCTTCTAGCGTATCTGCTCGATAGATTATTCCACTTTGACCAATTACTAGCTTCATTCAATCAACCCCCAAACTAGCAAACTTATAAATATCAACGCCTGAACCGTAAAGGTGATCTTGTAGTGTTTGACCATCAAGTCCCACATTCTGGTGAATCTTTTAACTATGAGATCGTCGATTGACATGTAAACCCAATGCACAACTTTATATACAATCTTCAGTCGTGGTCTGTTGGTCCTCATGTAGTTACCTCTTCCAAAGGAGTACATTTACCGATAACCTTCACGTTCTTACCTAGTATCCCTACGCTATGAATGCTCTTTACAATGAATGGGCTGCCATCAATCATGATTCGCTTACCCTTCTTCACTTCGACTGCATGACCAATCTTATACTGCATCATAAAGGCTATACTCTTAGGCGTTTCCTTCCCTCGCTTGTAATTGTAAGGCATCCTCATAGACCTCCTTTTGTCTCTGAATCTCCTGCTCTAGCAAAGGCTCAGGACGTACAAAGCTTGGCGGCTTGATGATCTTACCACCGTTATTCACATCGAATCTTGGTTTGCCATCTTCCCAAAGCTTGCTCATATTCGCCTCATGCACGATATTGAACAATTCTTCCGGTCTTACTCCCATTTCCACAAGTGTTCCGATTGCCAGGTATAGCAGATCAATGATCCCGTCTACCTGATCGACCAGCTTATCTGACATAGCGAATTCATTTAGTTCCTCTCGCATGAATCCGTATCGTTCTGCAACCCTCTCTGGCAGTAATGCTGTTGGTTGATCTGCAACCGGCTGCTGCATGATTTCTTGGAATTCTTTCACTTTATTGAATGATTGGTTCATCAAGCCCACCACCTTGCACCGAATTTTTCTCTAACTTCGTGCTGTAATTCTCTGTATTGTCGCCTGTACTCCTGCATTGTTTTTTCTGCATGATTAATCCTTCTATTCATAGCATCGATTATTCTAGGATTATCAGCTTTATATATTTTTTGTGATTCCCTTGCCAATGACCTGATCAATGAATTTTTTAATACTTCTTCATCGATTATTAATTCCTGTTTCTTAGCTCTTTTTTTGCAAAAACCATTAATATAAACGCCTATATGTTTAGGTATCTCGCTTTCTACTTTTTCAAAGAGCTCTTGTGGCATGACGTAATAGTTATAATGTCCACAAAACGTATTTTTGGCTTTGCTTCTAAAGTCAGAAACAGAAACCTTAATTTCGTAGCATCGCCAGATACCTTTAGTGTCATAAGTCAGAAAATCGACTCGCTCAGAACCAAACCAACCGATTGTCACTTCGAAGCAGCCAAAAACACCTTGCTTATTTGTTGCAGAAAATATGTTTCTTTCTAGTTCTAAGGTCAAATCGGTTTTAGCCATCCCTCAACCCTCAACCCCTTTAATTTTGTTTAACCAAGCCGTATCATCCATCCGAAAAGCAATGACTTTGCATATTGCCTGAAATTCTTCTTCCTGTTCTTTACTGCTAATAGGTTTGCGGTGGATATAATGATCTTCTTTAACCGGCACTAAATCGTGAGGCTTAGTGTAAGAGTGGTAGTATTCCTTTTTACGAGAATCATAGAAATGAACGACATACCCTTTAATGTTTTTACCTTGAGTAACTGTTCCCATGACTATTCCGAAGTGTCGATTTTCATTGTTCTGTACACTCATGCCAACATGAAAGTTCATCGATACCACCTCTTTTTATTTTGATAATGCGGTTATTGCCAGTAGATTCCGCAGCTCGTAGTAGTCCATGTCCTGGACCCTTTTGCCCTGCTTATTCTCCGTGACTCCTGCAGCGAGTAAGTCCTGTCTGAATGAACTGGCCATAAATTCATTTGAACGAGTAACTGCTTGTCTTAGTAACATTTGAATCCCCCCTTAACTAACTTGTTTTTTCTTACATGCATCCAGCTGCTTATGAAATTCATCCATCCCTAAATCTGCATAATTGATTCCTAAACGCTTGCAAGCCTGATCAATTCTTTTGCGGCGAAGCTTTTTCTTAATGGCAGCTTCCTTCAGGTTGCGCTCCTGGCACTTTAAATTTGAACAAGGGATGATTTCAGCACCGAAACCATGATCCTTGTATGTAGCTCCTTCTCCGTTGCAAATCTCACACATAATTAATCCTCCAGACGGTGGTTAAGCTCTTTACGATCTCCTTGGATCAGGACGGTAAAGTCTTTACACATTTGATAAATTCGAGTACCCAGCGCTTCATCTACATCTGCCAATTCATCAACCGTTAATTCAGATGAAACAAGGATCGGTTTGTGATTTAAATACCGATAGTTCAGAACAGCGTACATTTGCTCTATCTGCCATTCTGTGGCTCTTGGGACCTTAATCCTTACACCATTTACAACCTTGCTAACTGGCTTGAACAGATCATCAATGAAGAGCACTTCCACTTCTTTCATTCGCTTGAGCTTTTTTTCTATCGCTGTGAAGTCGTCCTTTAGATCGTTGAACCCTTCAACATATGGAAAGTAGAGCACCGGAAGCTTTTTCTTTTGCATGAGATTGTTAGAAACGGCCATAAGCAAGTGAGTCTTTCCGGATCCCGGCTGCCCCAGGAGAGCAATGCTGTTTTGTCTGTTGCCCCTAATATGATCAAACTCGGTGTAATACTCATGAGCAGCTTCTTTTGCTTCATGAATGATTGGGTTTTTACCCTCCGTCCGGAAATTCCCGAAGCCAAGCTTCTTAAATTCTTCCGTAATTTCACTAGCTTTTAAGATTCGTTCTAAGCGACTGTTTTCTATGCATGTGCAACGTTTTGAATAGGTTGTTCTCCACTCCCACGCTTTATCAGGGCTGCACACGTCACCGGCTAAAAAGTCCTCTTCCAGAACCATTTCTTTTGGTACTTCAATGAAGCTGCCATTCTGTGCTTTACGCTCTTCCCATTCCGTATCTTTATGAACTCGGTAGATTACAACAGCCTTGTCCCGGCAAATGCTGCATTTAACTTTGTTTTCTTCGTAACCTTCCGACCTTACCGCCTGTGATCGAGTCTTGCTGCGGAGCTCCGTTAGCACTTCCTGCATGGTTTTTGCCACTTCTTCCACCTCCTGCTTGAATGGATCTTATTTTCTGTTCATTTTGATAAGATTCAACGATGTAACCAGCGCAATATTCTAAATTACTTATTACATCCCAGTTGTGTTTTGGCTTGTATGCCTTGAATTTTTCTTCAAGGTAATGAATCGCCTTATCAATCGGCACATACTGGAGAATGCCCTGGGCGGCATCTACGTCTTTTGCGGAATAGTTGAGCCCTTTACCCCTCAATTCAAGAAAACGATTAAGCAGTGCCTGCAGGTTCTTCTCTGCATCCTCATTTTGAGCCGATGGTTGTTGTTCTTCCGGCTGCTGCACCGGTGCAGCTTCTTTTGGTTTTTTATAGTGATCAAAGTTTTGATAGGTTGAGTAGTTCACAACTGTGAAAATCGTTCCAAGCGGTGTTTCTTCAACCTTCAGCCTGTCTTCCTTAACCAGGGCATCCAGTTTTCTATGAAGAGTCGATAATGAAATCTTTTTAACGCTTCTGTTTTCTTTATAAGATAAGTCTTCAATTAAATTTCGATAGGATCGAAGGTACTGGCCCCTTTTCAGATCAACGCCAGCCACCCTCTTTCCTTCTTCTGCAAAAACTGCTTTACCAACAAGGAAGAGGAAAATCCGTAACTTGATCGGGTCTTCCCATATATCGTTGTCAAAAATCTCCCTGCTGATCATAAAAGCCCCGCCAGTCACTGGATCGCCTCCTGTTAGTTAGTTGGTCTTATGTTCGAACTATTCAACAACCTCTAGCCACTTTGCCCAATAATCCCAATCAAAGCCCTCTTCTTTTGGTGTGCCTAATTCGTGTCTATCATGGTCAATTACAGCTACAACCTTTTTGATTACTTTGTAATCCTCAAAATCATCTTCACTTTCTGCAATTTCCACATATGATTCGCTTTCTCTTACTCCTTCACACATATAGTCATCTTTCCAATTTTCATAAATTCTTTCAGCTTCTTCTAGTGAGTCAAGTTTAAAAGAGCAATCATTTTCGCTATGCACTCTGTATTTTTTCAATTTCTTCAACCCTTCCATATGGTTCTTAACCGTGGTAATGATCCAAAGCGATTTCTTTGAGCTGATCGACATTAAACTCATGCTCATTCACATCAAGATCATCGTTATAGACTTCGTTTATTACTGTAGATTGAAGTTTTGAATGTAGATCAAGAAACATTTGTTTATAGGTCTCGGTCTCATTGGTATCAACTTTTTGTAAATACTGAGCTGAGAATGCTCCGGAAAAGCCTTCTAACCAGACCACGTTTGACCCCGTCCAAGTGACTTCCTGTTCATCTGTTCTGCAAGTCCAGATCTTACCTAAATTATTCGGATCTTTAGCTTCAATACAAGTGTGCATTACAACCTTGTCGCCTTTTTTCAGCATGTTATTTCTCCTCTACTTCGCTATTTTGACAATCTTGCCAGTGACCTTCTGAACCTCTCTTTTAAAGAACTCTTCGTCCGAATTGTTATCACTTAAATGAAGTAGCCATATCTCCTGGACCTTGCTAAGATCGTTAGCCTTAAAGAAGTCCAATGCGTGCTCCAAACTAAAATGCGATTGCATTAGGCGCTTTCTCATGATGCTAGGCACCCGGCCGGCTGCTATATTTTCTTTCAGGATGTTCATGCTGTAATTCGTTTCGATCATGATGTGAGTTAGGTTCTGGAACTTGTACCTGATGTAATAGGTATCAGTCGCAAACAGTAGCTTTTCCCCTGCTTGATTCTGCAGCAGGAATCCGAATGGCTCTGATACATCGTGCTGCACATCAAAAGGCATTACTGTCCATGTACCAATCTTGAAAGGCTTTTTGTTCTCAACCTTGTTGACCCGGTGATGATCAATGCCGATTGCTTCTGCAGTGCCAGGAGACATATATACATCAATCCCTGCTCTCAGCACATCTTTCAGTCCTGACCGATGATCTCCATGCTCATGGCTTATAAGGCAGCCTGCTAAGTCAGAAGTCTTGAAATCTAGTTTTCTTTGGATATCGCGGAACTTTATGCCAGCTTCCAAGAGTAAAGAAGTACGCCCATCTGAAATGCGATAGGCGTTACCTTTACTGCTCGAGCCTAATACCTTTATATCGATCACCAGCCCGGGCCACCTGATGAAACAGGCTCTCTTTCCGGTTCTTTTTGCGGTTCCGGTGCTTGTTCTTCATCAGGGATCTCTTCATACTCAAGATCCAGCATTTCTTTGTTCGCATTATCTGAAAGCTCTTCCTCAAGCTGGGCTTCTTCCAGGCGTTCATCAGTTCCTTTAAAATGTTCCATCAGAAGGCTGCTATCGTCACTAGAGTTTAAAAACTTCTTGCAAGCTCGATTGATTACCGTCCGTTTAGCCATTTCCTGAGGAAATTTATTGTGAGTCGACTTCTCGCCTTGAGGGTTCATTTTCGATTGACCCCATGATTTCTCAATTTCTTCTTTGGTCATAACCTCGATGTAAGTTGACCCATCCTCCTGGACGATCGTGCAATAAGCTCCTAAAATTTCTTTATTTTGATTCCCAAATTTCTGTTTGTGAGTTAAATCAGTTACGCGGCTATTGTGAATCTCGTATTCCACATCATCGCCCTCATAAATTACAGCTGCATCAATTGATCTTGCGCCCGTAACTCGTTTTGTTACCGCCATAGTGCCGAAATAAGAACGCTGGAAAGAGAGTGACTTCCCATAAACAATGAAGTATCCTTGCTTTTTTGCTGGATTCAAACCTTGAACCACCATATCCAGTAGACTGTTTGCAATGCTGTCTTTCGTGCAATATTCCAAAGCCGGTTTATAACCACTTTCTTTACTCGTTTTGATCTCCTGCAGCATTAACCAGGCTGATTTCATTGCGTTCTCCGGGGAATAACCGGCCGGGAAGTGGAGCTCCCCTTTTTCTTGAAACTCCTTTACTTTGTTTGCTACTACATCCACTGTGTCTTTCTTCACCATTGCTAATTGATTTTGGTTTGACATATTAAATTACCTCATTCCTATTATTTTTTATTGGTGTTGTTAATGCTTTTTCTATAGACCAGCCATCATGCAGTCTTGTTCTTAGTGCCGAATAGCTGATATTCATTTCTTCTGCCCAATCAGGTATTGTTTTTGTTTTTCCGTTAAATGTGAATTGTGGGTTACTGCGTCTATTTCTCGCTTGCTCCTTACGAGTAGCCCATCGGCAGTTTGTAGGTTCGTAGTTTCCGTCATTATCAATTCGCTCGATTGTCAGTTCTTGGTTATATCCCTTCTCTTTAGCCCATTTATAAAACACTGCATAATCTGACCATTCTTCACAAATTTTTATTCCACGACCTCCATAATGTGCGTAATCTATATCAGATTCATTTAAACACCGACTTCTCATATGGATCCAAATAACATAGATTCTTCTGTCCTTGTCGTATCTACCTGATAGACCATGTTTAGTGTTTCGTTTTATATTCAATTCGCTTTTCAGGCACCCGCAACTTTTAGAAGTGCCTGTATGCAGATTTGAGTAATGAACTATAGTGACATTCCCACAATCACAAATACATTCCCATTTAGCTTGATGATACTTATTGACCTCAACCAAACGCCTTACAATCAATCTACCGAATCTCATTCCAGTTCTATCGATGCGTTGTGGCATTTTAGGACCCCCTTTACTTTTATCCGATAAATTCAACCTCTTTTTCTCTAACAATTCTTAATTCTTTATCAACGCTGCTAACTATTAGAGAGATAAGTTGAGATTTTGACTCTGCTAACTTCACTACCGACTCACGGTTGTCGACAAATATCGGAGCTGAGAAACCATAGTGTTTCGAAAGGGTATTAATTATATCGATTCCGACATTGATCTTAGCTGCGTTATTCAACCCCGATCCATATGGCACGCCATTAAGTGTAGTAAGGCAAGTCTCTCTCAGCCCTCCGTTAATCTGCTCCTCGAACAGTTTGAACCTCGCAAATTCGAAGCAGCTGTTAATATTGCTTTCAAGCAAATTAACTTTCGTGCGGATAAATTCTTCTGTAAGGAATAGTTCTTCCTCAAGCTCCTCGTATTTCTTAGAAAGCTCTCGTTCTTCGGCTTTCAGTTCTTCAACTCGATTATTATCTTGCTGAGATCGCTTCAATTCAGCCATGGAACTTGAAACATCAGCAGATTGTTTTCTAAGCTTTGAAATCTCCTCACGGACAGCTGATGCCTGCTCAATGGCTTTTGATTTTGATTCCTGAATAGCAGCTTTAATCGATTCAATTTCTTTCTGCTTGTCCTGATAAGCCGGTACGTCCTCAACTTTGATCAATCCTGCTTTAATATCATTCAGTTCTTTTCCATACTTCTCAACGTGAGATAATTCAATGTCCAAGTCACGCTCAAGCTGCTCTTTTGATTGCTTGATCTGCTCAATTTCAGAAACTAAGATCTCCATTTCCTTCTTCATTTCTTTTCCTTGAGCAGTTATATCTTCAAGTTTGGTTGCTTTTTCAAGATTGAAGTTTTCTTTTGCCTTATCCCGTGCAGCTTGCACCTCTTCTTCTGGCAGTGCCTGGCCGCATGTAGGGCATTGGCATTGTTCTTTATGTTCAAAGGTTAAAGCTTCAACTTCGTGCCATCTGCCCCTTAGATCAGTTAACTCCTTATCCATTCGCTCTACTTGGTTTTGTTTCTGAGTAATATCCCGTTCCTTAGATTGAATGCTGTACTGGATGGAATCTCTTGAACGCTGAGCTTCGAAATATACTTTTTGTACTTGGACCGTTTGATCACTCGTATATTTGTCATGCTGATTACGTATCTTCTGTAGCTCGCCTTCTGCTACCATCAAATCTTTTTCTTTGGAAGCAGCATCCGATCCACTCATAATGCTGTTGATCTTCTCCTGCTTTAGATCAATTTCATGTGTAATAAAATTCAGTTCATCGATCAGATCAGCTTCGTTGTCTTCCTGATTGTCGTTCATACCCCTATTCAGCTCATCGATCCTAACCGGGATCTTCTCAAGGTCTTCATTGATCTTCTTTTTGGAAGAAGCAATTACTTTTCTGTGATCCTCGATAGAACGCGTATCTAATATTCTTGATAGCTTCTGCAGTGCTTGATTGCTATTGATAACCTCTGCATCCGTAATGTCACCGGCAATGTCCAGGAGCGTCTGTCTACGCTTCTCCCAGTGCAGCTGCTCATTGAAGTAAGATGGATTAGTTAGAAGCTTGAACGCTTCTTCATTAGCGATTGTTTCAATAAATTTGTTGTACTCGCCTTTCTTAACTGGCACCCCATCAATTCCGTATTCCGTTTGATGGCCGGAAAATTCTTTAGCAGCTTTACCTCTCGTTTTGACCCATTTCTCAGAATAGGTTTTCTTCAGAGTGGTAACTTTCCCATCGATTTCAAGAACTGCTTCCACTTCGTGATCCAGACCTGATAAATGCTTTCCTTCACCGGTTAAGGTTTTTATTTCAAAATCCTTTTTGTTATTGCTATCCTTGTCAAACAGCAGCCAGAGAACTGAATCGAACAAGGTTGTCTTTCCAGTGGCATTATCACCAAAGATTTTTACGTCACCACCATTAAAATCAACTGAGAAGTTCTTGATCCCTTTGAAATTAAGCAGATTAAGTTTAAGAATTTTCATTTTTTTCATTACGCGCGTCCCCCTTGATATACTTTCAATTCCTGCAGCGTGTTCATACGATTGATTTCATAAATTTCATGCAGTTGATCAAATGCTGGTGATCCTGCAAGTGTTGCTTTATGTTTTTCAAGCCATTGGTGCAATTCAATAATTACCTCTGCATCCTGAGCCAGTGGTTCAGCGATATAAGTGTCCATCTTGGTCCCTCCTCTTGATATTTTGAGGAAGATCACTTACAATTAAGTTATCGATTTTCATAAGCGAACAACCCCGACTCGTAGTTACAGCTACGGGTCTTTTATTTTGCTTTCCGATGGTTAGTTGCAAGATCATCATGAGTGCATCTCCTCTGCACCGAACTTTTCAAACTGCCCTTTGGAGATGTAGCCATGAGAGTATAAGTACCTGTAATGAGCCTTCCACATTTCCACGTAATCAGCCGACTCGGACTCTTTACACATAACAGCTACCATGTGGTTCAAAGCTGTAATTGCTTCGATCATTTCCTTGATCGTGTCCTTGAATGAACCTACTTCGTAATGACTGATGTAATTAAAAGGTTTAGAGAAACAAAAGCTTTTCAGCTTATCTAAAGCCTCTTCCATTTCCTCAATCGTCTTCTCTTTTACACTGGATCGGTGTAGATCCACATGCGGCCCATCTAAAACGACCGGGCCCACTCCCGTAAACGCCTGGGACATTTCCATCACCATGAATGGATCTCGGATAACCGTTACCACTTTCTGCCCCACATCATTTGGCATCTTGACCGAACCTTGCTCATATTCAGCAAATCCAGTTCGTGACATGGGGATTTCCAAGCTCAAAGTTTGTTGAGTGTAATTAGGTTCTCTGTACTTTTTGACAACCTCCCCAACACGTTTATTACGTACGTCTTTGCCCATTTCTTTCACTCCTTTTTCCGTCTTAGTTTTGTCTCAATATGGAGTAAACTTAAATTACTCGATTGAGATAAGATGTATTTTTTTGCACCCAGTTGGTATTTTGATCAATCCATTCAAATAGCTGCTTGGTAGGCACTTTCGGATGGCCGGCTTCACGGAAGACTGGAAAGTCCTTTCGGTTGAGAAGCTCAGAAGCTTTTGTATCTCCAATGTCCAGTAGCTGCATGAACTGCTTGCGAGTAAGCAGCGCTGGTAATGAATCCTTTAAAGCGTGGCGCTTAATGGCTTTATCCACAGCGTTGTTGATAACTTCCTGCAACTGATCAAGATCAATTTCAACTTTTAGCAATGGTTTCACCCCCTTTAAATAATTTTTTGATTGCCAAGAAATTTGTTTATAAAGTAAATCTGGCCCTTACCAGTTACTTTCGTTGTTTTGGTTTGCTTCATTTCACCACTGGTACTAGATCGAACACCCTTTTTAATTTCAAAGAGGCCCAAGTCTAAAGATTTTTGCGTAGGAAGGTTGTACATCCCTCCGACTTTCTTGCAGAGATAACCTTTTTCTCGCATCCATTCGTACAAGCGTTTTTCGCCTGTATTAACTCCTTTTTGTCTTAAGAGGTTAGCGAGCTCTTTTATCAAAATGGTGTCGGGTGATACTTCAAGTGATTCTGCAAAAACAACTTTCGGCCGGTCCTGGACGATCTGCCTTTGAGCTGTTTCTTTTGCAGTGCGTTCTTCTTTCAAGGTGGTTAAAATCTTGATCATGTTATCGGGATCAGCGAGCATCCTGTCCAATGTTTCCGGCGTGGCATATGCTCCATGTTTTCTGATGGAAGGTAGCACTTCCGATTTAATCCAGCGTTTGAATATTTTCGCTTCGTATTTCCTGCTAGCAAAGATCAATTCATAAAGTCCTTGCTCATTTACTAAATTTGTTAGTCCCTGACGCCCTATGTTCAACATAGACCGTTCATCTTGATCTAATCGGCCAAGGGCTTGAGTGACATTTTTGATATCCAAGACTTTGCAAACATCAGCTGCAACAAACCAAGGTTCATTGTTTTGATCGATGATTCTAAGCTCAGTACCGTTAAAGACTTTCGTGATGCTATTCATACTGTTCTCCCCTTTCTGTGATCCAGAGGGCCCGTGGCTGACTTTCAACAAAATCGATATAACCTTTTTCTTTCAAATTTTGAAAATGCAGATGTACAGTCGATGTTGACTTCAGGTTCACAAGATCACCAATTTCTCTAATGGTTGGTGGATACTTGTTAGCTTGGATGAATGACCGGATAGCTTTTAAAACTTTTGCCTGGCTCTTGCTGAGCGATCTTTCTTTAATCATTAGCTTCACGATCTTTCCTGACGTCTTGACAAGCGCACTCCCAAAGGATTCCAAAGCCCACACTCAAAGGCAGAATGAATAATAAGTGCCAAAATTCCATTACTGAAACATCCTTTCTAACATGCATTCCCTTCAAGCAACTTAGGGTTGCTTGTTACTTCAAAAAAAATGGTCCATTCAATCTCTAATGCATCAGCGATTTTCTTTGCAACCGGGACTGAGGGTTTTCGTTCACCCTTTTCAACCATGCTGTAGAACTGACGAGATACATCTGAAAGGTCTGCAACTTCTTGCTGTGAAAGATTTAGTCGCTCCCTTTGTTTGATCAAGAGAACCTGTAGTTGTTTTTTAGTCACTGTATTCACCTCTCTTGTGCAACTTTAGGTTGCTTTCTAACTCTTATTATACGCAACTTTAAGTTGCTGTCAACAAATTGTTGCAACTTTTTTTTACTTTTCTTTTTAGCAACTACATGTTGCGTTATAATACTTATTAGAAAGCCTTATAGATCGGGGTGTGAACAATGTTTCCTGAAACATTAAAAAAATTGAGAATGCAAAAAAAATACAGCCAGCAGTATATGGCCGATCTCTTGGGTGTAACTCGCCAAGCATATTCAAAATATGAAACCGGAGAAGCCCAGCCTGGTCATGAAGGTTTGTTAAAGATAGCAAAGAAGTTTGATGTATCTGTGGATTATCTATTGGGGAATGATGAGACTCATAATTCTCTTTCAGAAGAAGATCGTAAAATACTCGATTTTGCAAACTCGGTTGAAGGTGAATGGTACTCAAAATTACCTGAGACTGACCAGGAAGTAATCGAACACTTTCGTAGTCTTTATTACATGTTGGAGAAGAATAAGAAAAATTAACTCGCGCGTGCTATAGAGGTAGTAATACATTATTTACTTTATTAAACCTTATTATTATTGTTCCAATACTGTTCCAACACTGTTCCAATATTGTTCCAAGTTCCGTTTTAACAGTTGTGTTCAGCCCTTTATTGTCAAGGCTTCAAGGTGTTCCAACACTGTTCCGGGTTAGAGTACTTCCAAAACGAGGAAGAAACGACCATTATTTTACATATCAAATTTTATTTATATAAATTCTTCTTACACTTCCAATTTTGGGAGTTTTCTTTTATACTTCAATAGAACACTTGTTCGTATGAAAGGAGTGGTTCTTTTGAAGCTCTGGAAGACAGATTTAGAAAATTATATTGAAAACTTGTACCTGTCAATTGATGTATTTAAGCCGAGTCAAATTGACCCCGAAACCGTTGCGGCTAGATTAGGAATCGCTTTAAGGTATGAAGCCCTCCCCAGTAAATGCTTAATGATCGATGGAGTTTGTTACATCTTTTTAGATGAAAGACTCAGTGACCATGAGCAAAAACGGTATTTTTGTCACGAGCTATGCCACGCACTCCTTCATGTGGGGAGTCAAAGAAATATGCCCCTATCTTTCCGTCAATTACAAGAGTGGAGAGCAACAAATTTCATGCAGCAAGCCTGTGTGCCAACCTTTATGTTAGAAAAAGTTATTCAGGGAATACGGTTTGAATCACACGCGGTAAATGCCATTGCGAAAGCGTTTAGTGTAGAGCACGACCTGGCAAGTAAACGACTGCAGCAATACCTTAGGATGAAGAAAGAGCAGGAGTTTTTCTATCAGATGCAGCAGTTGCTGACCAATCAAAAATACTAGAATGACGAAATTAAGAAATTGCAATAAAGGAACTATAGTGATATTTCGTCACTAGATAATAAATCAACTGGAATGCTCGTCATAATCACTTCTATTGCAAAATGATAATGGATGTATAGAAGAGAGGTGAATAAATGTACTGTAATAAGGTGAAAACAAAAAAAGGTGTAGTATGGGAATGCATGGAGGACGCCCCGCCTGATCCAGTTACCGGGAAGCGAAGAAGAGTATCAGCCAGGGATAAAAATAAAGGGATAGCAAAAGCGAAGGTAGAGGAAAAGATCGATCAGCTCACTGAGCATGGTTTATTGGTGGCCGGCTCTAAAGCGAACATTACCTTTGAGCAATTGGCTGACCTCTGGCTGAAACATGTAACCGAAAACAAAAAAAATTCAACGAAGTATTCCTATGAATATCATGTCAAACGATTTAATAAATACGTATCAAGAATTGATGTCAGGTCATTCACCCGAAAGATGTATCAAAATGTCTTAAACGCCATGATGAAAGATGGGTACTCAGAAAACACCATCATTAATGCTCATGCAGCTGCTAAGAAGATTTTCCGCCAGGCGGTCATTTGGGATATCATTAAGAACTCCCCTGCTGACTATGTAAAGCCGCCTAAGAAATTAAAGACAGTTGAAGAGATTGAAAAAGATGAAGTGCTTGAATTGTTCTTCGAGGAGGATCTGCTTGAGAAGTTTTTAAAGGCAAGTTTAAAGGATGGCCTGAAAGATGATGCTTATTTTTTGCATACGCTCTCTTTTAGTGGAATGCGAGTAGGGGAAAATTGTGCCCTTACAGAAGATGATATTGACTTTACCTCCAATACGATACGGATCACGAAGACCATGTACAATATCAGCGGTAATACAAGTCAATTCGAAATCACTACACCGAAAACGCAGAAATCAATTCGAACCATCCCTTTTGGCCCCAGGCTGGCCTTTATTTTCAAACGACAGATTGCCATCATGAAAGAGGAACGATTGAAAAACGGGAAAGATTTTAACCCCCGGAAGTTCCTTGCGGTGAATCATGAAGGTAATCCCCGGACTCCACGGTTTATTCATTACCGTATTCAGCGCCTGGCGAAGCTAATTAATTATAAGGGCAAAGCCAACCCTCATAAATTCCGACACAGTCATGTATCTTTAATGGCTGCTGCCGGAATTAGTCAGGATGTCATTATGGATCGGATGGGTCACTCCGATTCCTCGACCACAAGAAAGGTTTATACCCATGTCACGAAACAAGCGAAAATCGAAGCTCCAATCATCATGGAAGAAAAATTCGGAAAGATGCTCGATTTTTAA